GGTCGCCGTTGGTGTGCGCCTGCCGGGTCGGTGATCAACGGGGCCAGCATCCCCAGGCTTTTGTGGTCCATTGTCGGCAGTCCTTTTGTCGGGGACTACCGGCGAGCCTCGGTGCTGCATGATGCGGCGTGCGATCAGCGCGACGAGCCGCACGAGCTGGTCCATCGTATGTTCTACGACGCCAGTCTGGACGATGGCGTGGCCCCCGAGCTGGCGAGCGTCATGTACGATGCCGTGGCCACCTTCGGGCCGCGCTGGGACGCGAGAGGCAACAATATCGCGGCGCCGGTGCCGTTCCAAATGCAGATCCAAAATCTCGTATCGCCGAACTACGTTATCGAAGGGATCATGTAATGGCGGATGAGATTGACCGTGCCCAGGAGGGCCAGGCCGAATTCAACCATGCGGCGCTGCTCCGGCATCGGGCCAACCGAGAGCAGCTGACCGGCAACGGCATCTGCGTGGACTGCGACGAGGCCATTGAGAAAAAAAGGTTGATGGTCTGCAAGGGCACGCTGCGCTGCCGGGACTGCCAATCGAAACACGAGGACCGCAAAAAAAGACAAGGGGCCGGTGAATGATAGGGAGCGGCTTTGAGGTGTCGGCGGCGGCCTGGAAATTTTGGTTTGACGTGGTGCAGACGGCGGGGCTGGTCGCCATGGGCGTCTGGCTGAGGCACAAAGAAAAACATCAGATCACCGACACGAGCATCAAGGCCCTGGACGATAAATTTTCCAATAAGATAGAGCAATACAAAACCGAGCACGAAAATAAATGCGGCAGTCATCATCAACGGACCACGGCCCTGGAAATTACGGTGCGGAACTCGCCGACCCATAAGGATCTGGGCGACCTGCACGAAAAAATGAATTCGATCAAATCGTCGGTGGACAATATGAGCGGTGCGATGACCGGCATCGGCAAACAAGTGGACCTGTTGGTCCGCCATCATTTACGGGGCGAGGGGGAATAATGAATTTTAGCGATCTGGTTACCTCCGACATGCGGTTGGTGATCCTGCGCCTGCTGGCCGAGGATGCGGGATACAGCCACAACGAAATCATCCTCCGCCAGGCCCTGGATCTGGTCGCCCATCGCGTCAGCCGGGACCGGCTGCGCACCGAACTGGCCTGGCTGGCCGAGCAGTCACTGGTGGCGGTTGAGGAGCGCGGCGGCCTGCAGGTGGCGAAACTCACATATCGCGGCGCCGACGTCGCCCTTGGCCGGACCGTGGTGCCGGGCGTCAAACGGCCGGAGCCGGGGGAGTGCTGATGGTCCAGCAATCATCCATCGATCGGCTGCCGGACGATATCCGGGAAAAACTGCAAGAGTTGCTCCGCGATCCGCGCGTCACCCAGCTGGCGGCCACGGCGAGGCTCAACGAGATCCTGGCCGCCGAGGGCCATCCGGACCGGCTGAGCAAGAGCGCGATCAACCGCTACGACATCAAGATGCGGCAGGCCGGCGACCGTCTTCGCCAATCTCGCGAAGTGGCGCAAATGTGGATCGGCAAACTCGGGGCCACGCCCCAGGGCCAGGTGGGCCATCTGGTGAATGAGATCCTGCGCACCCTGGCGTTCGACCTGAGCCTCAAATTGCAGGAGACCGACCTGACCGCCGAGACTATCCCCGAGGTAGTGGAGATGCTGCGCGGCCTGTCGCTGTCGGCCATGCGCCTGGAAAAAGCGGCCAGCGAGAATGTCAAACGTGAAGCGGAGATTAAAAAACAGGCGGCCGTCGAAGCGGCCACGGCCATGGAATCAGAGGCCAAGCGCCAGGGGGCCAGCGCGGCGTCGATCGACTCGATGCGGGCCGCGATTATGAGGGAGCTCGCCGCATGAACACCGCCGTACTATTGCCATACCAGCAGCGCTGGGTTGCCGAGCAGGCGCCGGTAAAGATCATTGAGAAGAGCCGGCGGATCGGCCTTTCTTATTGTGAGGCGGCGGACTCGGTGCTGCACGCGGCGGACGGCGATCGCGGGGCCAATGTCTATTATATATCCTACGACAAAGAGATGACCGCCGGGTTCATTCAGGACTGCGCCACCTGGGCCAAGGCGTTTCACGCCGCGGCCGGTGAGATCGGCGAGGAGGTACTGACCCGCGATGACGGCCGGGACGTGCATGTCTACGACATCCGTTTTGCCAGCGGCAACTGTGTCCGGACGTTTTCATCCAACCCTCGCAACCTGCGCAGCAAGGGCAGGCCTCGCGAGCGGCTGGTGATCGATGAAGCCGCCTTTGTTGATGATCTGGCCGAACTGCTCAAGGCGGCGCTGGCCATGACCATGTGGGGCGGCACGGTTCACATTCTCAGTACCCATAACGGTGATGATAACCCGTTCAATGGTTTGATTCAGGATGCCCGCGCCGGGAAAAACGATTACGCAATCCACAGGGTAACCCTGGATGATGCCATCGCCGAAGGGCTGTATCGCCGGATCTGCGAGGTGAGCGGGCAGAAGTGGAGTCAGGAGGCGGAGGCTGCGTGGCGGGCCTCGTTGGTGCGGCGGTACCGGCCCAATGAAGACGAGGAGTTGTTTTGCGTGCCGGCCTTCGGCGGCGGGGCCTATCTGTCCCGCGAGCTGGTGGCGGCCTGCATGGCGGACGGGCCGTTGCTGCGGTTTGACGGCAGCCGGAGTTTTAATCTAGCGCCGGAACCGGTGCGGCGTGCCGAAATGGCAGACTGGATCAAGGATGTAATTGATCCGGAGTTGGCGCGGCTAGATCCGGCGCGCCGCCATGTGTTCGGGATGGACTTTGCCCGGGTCGGCGATATGAGCGACATGGTGCCGTTGGAGATCGGCGCCGATCTGCGCAAGCGGTGGCCGTTTCTTGTGGAGCTGCACAACGTGCCCTACAAGCAGCAGACCCAGGTGATGCTGGCTGTGGGCCGGGGGCTGCCGAGGTTTGCCGGCTGTGCTATCGATGCAGGCGGCAACGGCGGCTATATCGCCGAGGAGGCCACGGACGAATGGAGCGCCTTCCTGGTTGACTCCATCAATTTCACCGAGCAGTGGTACCGCGACGAATTCCCCAAATATAAGGCGAGTTTCGAGGACCGCATGACCACGATCATCCGCCATGACGACGTGCTGGAGGATCACCGGGCCGTCAAACTGGTGCGGGGGGTGCCGCGAGTGCCCCAGGGCAAGACGGATAAAAAAGGCGAGCGCCACGGCGACAGCGCCATTGCCGGGTTGCTGGCGGATTATCGGAGCCGCATGGACTACGGCCCGATTGAATATCAATCCACCGGCAAGCGGCGGGATCATACCCGGCTGGCCGGGTACATGGGGCGGGGCTAAATGGCAGACGAGACGAAAAAACCGAACACCGACGAGATCGCCACCCCCGGCAAGGATATCGATGTCTTCAGCGGCTGGCTGAAGCGGTTGTTGAATCCGGACCCGACCCTGCTCTCCGAGTCAAGCGGCGCCGGGATTAAACTTTACGACGAGGTGGCTCGGGACGCCCATGCCGGGGCGGTATTGCAATCGCGCGCCCTGGCGGTGACCGGCAAGGAATGGGAAGTGCTGCCGGCGGACAAATCGCTCAAGGCAAAAAAAGTCGCCGAGTTTGTCAAAGGGGCGTTGCTCTCATGCAATTTCGACCAGGCCAGGCAGGAGATGCTGCTGGCCGTGCTGTATGGCTATTACCCGGCCGAGGTGATCTGGACGGTGCGCGACGGACAGGTGGCAATAGAGCGGATACGGGGCAAGCATCCCCGGCGTTTTGTCTTCGACATGGAGCGGCGGCCACGGCTGCTGACCCCATCGAATATGACCGACGGCGAGGAGGTGCCGCCCCGCAAGTTCGTCGTTTTTACCTACGGGTCCAGCGACAATCCGTATGGCTGCGGTCTGGGGCAATCGCTCTGGTGGCTGGTCTGGTTTAAAAAAGTCGGCATCAAGTACTGGCTGGTGCTGCTGGAAAAATTCGGCATGCCCACGGCGGTAGGAAAATACCCGCCCGGCACGGACAAGACCCAGCAGGACGCTTTGCTGGAGGCCTTGGACGCTTTGCAGAGCGAGACCGGCGTCAAAATCCCCAACACTTTGGAAATTGAGCTTTTGGAGGCGACGCGGCAGGGCAACGTCAGTCACCAGGGACTGTGCGATTACATGGACCGGGCGATCTCAAAACGGGTTTTGGGCCAGACATTGACCACCGAGGTCAAGGGCGAGGGCAGCTACGCGGCCAGCAAAACGCATGACGAGGTGCGGGGCGACATTACCAAGGCGGACGCGGATCTGCTCTGCGAATGCCTCAACGCCACCCTGGTCAAATGGCTGGTCGATTATAATTTCAGCGGGGTGACCGATTACCCGCAACTCTGGGTCCGGACCGAGGAGGGCGACGATCTCAACGTCCTGGCCGAGCGCGATGAAAAGTTGAGCCGCCAGGGGGTGCGCTTTACTGCCAAGTATTACCAAAACACGTATAACCTGGAATCGGACGATTTTTTACTGACCGAGCCGGTGCAGCCGACGGTGGTCGGGAAATTTGCCGAAAGCGAAAACGATCCGCCCAGCCCCGCCGAGTTAATCGCCGACCGGCTGGATACCGAAGCGCAGCCGGCTGTAGATAAATGGATCGAGCGGCTGGCCGGAATGGCGGAACAGGCCAGCAGCCTGGACGAACTGCGCGGCATGATTCAGGCCGCGTACAGCGATCTGCCGGAGACCGAGCTGGGCAATGCCCTGGCTGCGGCAATGGTTGCGGCCGAAGCCGCCGGCAGATATGACGCCATGGGGGGCAGCGACAGTGGCGACTGAGACCATGCCCTCGGTAGAAACCGGCGTTTTCAGACGGCCCTTTGCCGAGCAGGTGGCGTTTTTTCGAGTCAAGCTCGCTAATCTGGTGCCGACCGCCCGGTGGGACGATTTGTGGAAGGCGGCCCACGATAAGGCCTTCATGGTGGCGGGCGCCGCTAAAAAAGATTTGCTGACCGACCTGGCCACGGCGGTGGACCGGGCCATCGGCGAGGGCAAGACCCTGGACGCGTTCCGCAAGGAGTTTATGTCGATCATCGAGCGCCGGGGCTGGACGGGATTCACCGGCGACGAAAGCGCGGCACGGCGGGCCTGGCGGACAAGAATCATCTACCAGACCAACGCCTCGGTCTCCTACTCGGCGGGCCGCAGCGCTTATATGCAGGAGGCCGGTTTCCCCCTCCTGGTCTATCGGCACAGCGAAGGGGTGGCCAACCCACGGCCTCAGCATCTCGCCTGGAACGGCCTGACCCTGCCGGCAAACGATCCGTTCTGGCGGACGCACACGCCGCCGAACGGCTGGGGCTGCGGCTGCTATGTACTCGGCGCCCGGAGCGATGCCGGGGCCAGGAGGCTGGGCGGCGCGCCGGACAAGACCCGGCCGGCAAGTTGGAACGAAATCGATCCGGAGACCGGCGAGCCGGCGGGCATCGACAAGGGCTGGGGCTATGCGCCCGGACGCAGTGTGAGGGCAACCACGTGATCCGCATAAAAATCAACGATACGCAGTTAAAGGCGAAGTTAAACGGCCTGGTCGGGCGGCTGCAGAATCCTCGGGCCATGCTGGCGGATATCGGCGAATACATGATCATGGCGACCAAGCGGCGTTTTACCACCGGCACGGCGCCGGACGGTACGGCCTGGGCATCCAATACCCCGGCCACGCTGCTGGCCTTTGGCAGGCGACGGAGGGGCTCCACGTCGAAACGCCAGGGCGAGAAAATTAAACAGGGCGCGGGCTTGCTCATTGGCAAGCGGCCGCTGATCGGCGAGAGCAAGCGGTTGGGCCGAGAGATTGTCGCCGACGTGAGCGGCACCCGTGTCGTGGTGAGCAGCAGCCTGGAGCAGTCGCGGGTCATGCAGTATGGGGCGCGCAAGGGCGAGTTCGGCAAAACCAAACGCGGGGCGTCGATCCCCTGGGGGGATATCCCGGCCCGGCCATATATGGGCTTTTCTCCCGAGGATGAAAAACAGGTGCTGGAGATCGTGCGGGAGCACCTCGACGAAGCAACGCGGTAAAAGCGTCAAATTTGCGCTGTGTTCAACGCGAGGGAAATAGCGCCCGAGCATGCGACGCGGCTCCGGCAAATCGAACACAGAGGATTTTAAAAAGGGTTTAAAAAGGGTTTGTGACAAGGAGGCATATATGTCGGAGAGCAAAAAAGGATTCGCGGGTTGGATAGAGATTTTTCGCGGCGGCAGTCAGACGGACAGCCGGGGCCGGGTGCACGACGGCGACGCCATAGTAGATAAGGCGGTGGCCACCTTCAGCGCGGCCGATCACGAGCCGCCGGCGGTAATCGGCCATCCGGCCGTCGATGGTCCGGCCTGGGGCTGGGTTAAAGAGCTGAAAGCCGAGGTGGTGGGCGGCATAAAAACTTTAAAGGCCCGCTTCGACCAGGTGGTGCCGGAGTTTGCCGACATGGTCCAGCGAGGGATGTTTAAAAAACGCTCGGCGGCTTTTTATCCGGACGGCCGGCTGCGCCACGTCGGGTTTCTGGGAGCCATGCCGCCGGCGGTCAAGGGACTGGCCGATCTGAAGTTTGGCGAGGGGGAGCCGCTGGTCTTCGAATTCGGCGAGGAAGAACTGGGCCTCATGGCCCGCATATTCCGCCGTTTGCGGGAGTGGCTGATCGAGAAAGAGGGGCTGGATGCCGCCGATCTGGTGGTGGCGGACTGGGAGATTAACGAATTGCAAAACACGGCCAGACGGCCGCAAACTGAACCGGTCGGGATGGCCTACGGCGAGCCGGTCAAATCAAAGGAGGGCGACATGCCTGAAGGAAAAATGTTCAGCGAACAGGATGTGGAGGCGATCCGCGCCCAGACCGCCAGTGAGGCGGCTGCGGCGGAACGCAAGAAAATGACGGCGGAATTCGCCGAAACACAACGGGCCGAGCGGGCCAAGGCGACCAGGGCGGAAATCAAAAAATGGGTTGATGACGGGGTGGCGGCGGGCAAGATCGCCCCGGCCTGGAAGGATGGCGGCTTGCAGGAATTCTGCGTGCAGCTCGATGCCGAGGCGATGATCGAGTTCGGCGAAGCGGGCGGCAAAAAGACGCCCCTGGCCTGGTTCCAGGAGTTTATTGCCGGGCTGCCCAAGGTTGTCGAGTTCGGCGAGATCGCCGACCGAAAAAAAGATGTGGGCGGCGGCAGCGCCGGGGCCAAGCTCGATAAGCTGACCCAAGATAAGATGGCCAAGGACAAAACGCTGAGTTACACCGCCGCCTTTGCCGAGGTGCAGAGGGCGCACTCCGGCCTGGCCGCTGAGTACGCCCAGGAACTCAGATAAAAAAAACAGGCTGAAGGCCGCAGGCTTGTAGGCTGAAAATTAAATCGATTTAAGGAGGGTTGAAATTATGGCAACACAAAATGGGATTCTTGATCTGCCGTTCGTGGCGGCCGAGGATCTGAGCGACGATCAATACCGGTTCGTGGTGCTGGCCAGCACCGGAGTGCGGCGGCCCGACTCGGAGGCCGAGGTGGGATTAGGTATACTGCAAAACGCGCCCGAATCCGGCGAGGCTGCCAATGTGCGCATTTTGGGCACCAGCAAGCTGGTGAGCGCGGCGGCTTTGACCGTCGGGCTGTTCGTTATGCCGGAATACGCCTCGGCAACCGATGCCGGCAAGGGCAAGACTTCCGCCGGCGATCCAAAATACACCAGGGCTTTGGTGCTGGGTTCATCGGGGGCCGAGGACGATCTGGCCACCGTGCTGCTGACGTCGCATTTCCCCGGCATCAACGATGCGGTGGCCCATGTAACCACGGTGACAACCGACACCACAGCAGGGGCCAACACCTGGACCGCCGCCGAAATGATAGGCGGTCTTCTCCTGCGCGATCCGTCCGGCGCCAACCGATCCGACGTCACCGCCACGGCGGCTTTGATCGTGGCGGGGATAGCCGGCGCCGGGGTGGGCAGTTCGTTTGAATTCGTCATCAAAAACACCGCCGATGCCAACGAGACCATTACCCTGACGGCCGGGGTCGGGGTATC